TTTTTAGATGGTTAAACGACTCAGATAACAGACACTTTAGAATATACACAGGAAACCTATAATGGCATTAGACACATTTGATAATTTAAAAACAGCAATAGCAAGTTATCTCAATAGAAGTGATTTGACAGCAAACTTAGCTGATTTTATCAGACTTACTGAAGCTAGATTAAATAGAGAGCTTAGAGTAAGAGAAATGGTAAACACAGACACATCTATAACAACTGTCTCTGGTACACAAAGCTATACCTTACCGACAGGCTATTTAGAGGCAACCACAGTTATATTTCAAAGTAATCCTTACTGTACTCTTAGATTTATTAGTAATACTGATTTTTATAACAAATATAATGATAGTCAGAGTAGAGGTAAGCCACAATTTTTTACTATAGTTGGAACAAATATACTTTTAGGTAGAGCTCCAGACTCAGCCACTACTCTACAAATTAACTTTTATAAAACATTATCTGCGTTATCAGATAGTAATTCAACTAACACAATTTTAACAAATTATCCTGAATTGTATTTATATGGTTCTCTAGCAGAAGCAGCACCCTTCATTATGCAAGATGAAAGATTAAACACTTGGGGTAATCTTTATAAAGAAGCATTAAAAAATGCTAATGAAACATCCTCAAGAGGTTCTACCACATCTTCACCTCTACAGATGTCAACACCTCAGGTAGCATAAAATGATTGAGTTCGGTGATTTACAAGCTGATCTACCTACCTATCAGAACTCAGGAGCTCTGAAAGTAGATAATGTGATCCCTTTGAAAAAAGGTTATCAGGCACTTCCAGGCTTTCAGGCATTGACTACAACAGGATTATCAAATGCTGCTGTGGGTTTATTTACAAGTTTTAGTACCGGTGGTTCTACAAACTATGCTGGTGATAAGACCAAACTTTATCAAATGAACTCCTCATTGGTGTTTATAGATAAAAGCAAATCTGGTGGTTACAATAACTCTACTACAGAAAATGCTAGAGACTTTTGGGCCTTTACACAGTTTGGTTCAAACATCATTGCAACAAATTTTGCAGATAACATACAAAAGTTTGAAGAAGGTGTAGATAGTGCCTTTAGTGATTTAATAGCATTAAAAGCTAAGTTTATAGCTGTTATTAGAGACTTTGTTGTTGTAGGTCATACCAACGAGTCAGGTGTTGTTTATAACCAAAGAGTGAAATGGTCAGGTATTAATGACAGTTCTACCTGGACTCCAAGCCAATCAACACAGTCAGGCTTTCAAGATATTGTTGGAAGTCATGGTAATGTTCAAGCAATAGTTGGTGGTGAGTCTGCTGGTGTCATCTTTATGGAAAAGGCAATCTACAGAATGTCTTATGTAGGTGTGCCATTAGTATTTCAGTTCGACAAGATTGCAGATAACATTGGAGCTTTTGCACCAAAGTCTGTGGCCTCTTATGGTAATATGATTTTTTTCTTAGCACAGGATGGTTTTTACAAACTAACTGGAGGACAGCAACTAACACCTATAGGCAATGGTCGTGTTGATAATTTCTTCTTTGATGACTTATCATCTAATCTAGATGGTATTACAAGTGCGATAGATCCCAACAATAGTATTGTTGTATGGTCTTATCGTGGTGGTGGAGCTACAGGAACTACAAATAATAAGTTTTTAATTTATAACTATAGTGTAGATAAATGGAGTACAGGAAGTGGACTAGACTTAGAGTTCATATCTAGTGCCTCTCAAGAAGCATTTACAACTCTAGAGAGTTTGGATGTGTTAGGTAATCTAGATAACTTAACAAAATCATTAGACTCCTACTTTTACAAAGAAGGTATTGTAGGTCTAGCTGGTTTTAATAGTGAGCATAAGTTTGGAAAGTTCTTAGCTACTAGCCTTTCAGCAACAGTTGACACTACAGAGTTTGAAGGATCTGAAAATAAAAGATCAACACTTATTGAATGCAGACCGATTGTAGATGGTACATCTAATACTACAGTTACAGTCACACCAATAACAAGAAATTCACAGCTTGATAGTATATCTGTGGGAGATGCTGTATCAACAAATGATAGTGGTACTTGTCCTTTAAGATCAACATCTAGGTATCATCGAGTCAGAGTAAATGTGACAGGAAACTTCAACACCCTTAGTGGTGTAGATATAGAAGCGAGACCTGAAGGTGGCAGATAATCAGTTTCCTTTTGTGCCTTTATCGATACCAGATCAAGGACAACACTTACGATTAGTTTCAACATCATTGAACAATACAATCAATGGAAAGTTAAACAGTACAGGAACAATAACATTAAGAGCAAATCAAACTACTACTACTCTTACTGATGCAAGAATAGGTGGTAATTCGATTATCTTGTTTATGCCAACTACTGCAAATGGCAGAACTGCTCTCAATGGACTTCATGTTTCTGCAAGAGCAAATGGGAGTTCTACACTAACTCATGCAAGTTCAGGCAATACAGACCAAGACTTATCATACTGTGTCATTGGATGATGTAATCACTAGAGTACCTAGTGAAGATGTTGAACTTATATGGAGACAAGTTTCTTCATATTTAATGAAGGCATTAGACGAAACTTATGCAATAGAGGACATATATGAAGGTCTAATAGATGATCGTATGCAACTTTTTATAAGTTGGAATAATGATCGAGTTGAAAGTGCTGTTGTTACTGAAATAGCAGTTTACCCACAGTCTAAAGTATTACGATACTTTTTAGCCGGAGGAACTAACCTAGAGAATTGGTTAGAAAGAATACAAATAGTTATAGAAAAATTTGCAAAAAGAGAAAATTGTACTCATATCGAAGTTGCTGGTCGCAAAGGTTGGGTACGAAAATTGAAAGGATTTAAAGTTAAAGCATACTTACTAAATAAGGAAATATAATCATGTCAAAAGGATCAAACCCAACAAATGTAACTACAACAACAGCAAGTGAACCATCAGAGTTTATTAGGCCATATTACACACAAGCTATAGATGCAGCACAACAGTTATATGAAAACCCTAATATACCTTCATTCTTTCCTAATAACACTTTTGTTGACTTTGCACCAGAAACAGAAACAGCTTTACAATTAGCAAGTGCGAGAGCCTTACAAGGCAATCCACTATTAGGTTCTTCTCAACAAGAAATAAACAGAGTTTTATCAGGTGATTATTTATCACCCACTACTAATCCATACTCACAAGCATTGTTTAATCAAATGGCTGGTGATGTAACCTCACAAGTACAATCACAGTTTAGTAGAGCTGGTAGATTAGGATCTGCTGCTAATCAAGAAGTCTTATCAAGAAGTCTTGGTGAATTGGCAAACAAAGTTTATGGAGATCAGTTCAATCGTGAAAGAGATAGACAGTTCCAAGCTACTCAGATTGCACCTCAACTAGGTGAAATGGATTTCAACGATATAGGAAGATTACAACAAGTTGGTCAAGAAAGAGAAGCACTAGAAATGGCAAAACTACAAGATGCTATTGCTAGATATGACTACAACCAACAACAACCTTACATCAAACTAAACCAATACTTAGGTTCATTAGGTGCTGCTGTACCTTCAACAACTGTATCAACACAACCAGTCTTTAGAAATACTGGTGCTGGATTACTTGGTGGAGCATTAACAGGAGCTAGATTAGCTGGAATGATACCAGGGGTTGGTGCTGGTATGGGAGCTATTGGTGGTGGATTACTTGGAGGGTTCTTTTAATGGTAGCAAAAGCATTACAAAATAGAGGTCTTATCCCTTCTTCACCTTTAAATGTTTCAATGAATGTTATCCCTAATATGAATGTGGGTGGAATGGGAACACCTAGAACAACACCATTTTCTACATTTACGACTCCAAGAAGTTACTCAGCTTTAAATACTGGTGGAATGTCTATGGGTGCTAACAATCCTGGAGGTAGATTTTCAGCTCTAACTGGTTTGGGTGCTAATGCACCTGGAGGAACTCAAATGACTCCTCAAAATACTTTTGCTGCTAGTATGGAACAAGGTGCAAAAAATGTATATGCCAAACCAGCTTTTGTTAGACCTACACAACAAAAACCTAATGTGCCTCCAAATCAATTAGGTCAAAATTTATTAGATTTTGCATCTAGTCCTCAAGGTATTGGTTTTGCAAGAGGCTTGTTAGAGGCAAGTGGTTATTCCACAACCCCTGTTTCTTTTGGCCAAGCTATAGCTCAAGGACTTGGTTACATGACGGAAGCAGATGAAAAAGAAAGACAAGCACAACTTGAACAAGAAAAATTTGATTATCAAAAAACACAAGACACTTTAGCTAATGAACTAGCACTTTTACAAATAACAACAAAAGATCAAAGAACTGCATTAGAGAAAAAAATGTCTGTTGTTCATCCTAATTTAGTTCCTGGTTCTGCTGAGTACGCAACAAAGGCTTTAGAATTAGCAAGTGCTGGTGGGATCAATATAGATCAAACACAAGAGTCTCAATTTGTTAAAGGTGGAATTGATGAAGGCTTCAAGGCAATATCGAAAGCTCAAGAATCTATAAATGCTGGTAAAGAAATAGATGCTAGACTAGAGATATTAGCAAATCTTCTTAGTGATCCAAATTTAAAAACTGGCCCACTTCAAGAAGCTCTTTTACCACTAAGAAAACAATTAGATGAATTAGGACTTTTATCTTTAGAAGATTCTGAAAAATTAGATGCACAACAAGTATTTTTTGCAACAGCAAACTATATTGTTCCTCGTATGAGGGTTGTAGGTTCTGGTGCTACATCTGACTTTGAGGCTAATTTATTTAAATCTGCATCACCGAACCTAGCAAACACTAAAGAGGGTAATAAAATTATAGTAGCTGGTATGAGAGCTATCAATGATTACAACACAAGAAGATTTAATTTAATGGAAAAATATTTTGCTGAAAAGAAAAACTTACTTGGTTTTGGTGAATTTGCAGATCAAGAACTAGGTAGTATTTTTCCAACCTATGAAAGTGATGAGGAGTTCGATCAACTTGTAGAGAGTGGAAAACTTAAAGCTGGTGATTTAGTTTACGACAAAGTGAACATTAATGGTTTTCATATATTAACGGAAGAAGATATTAGAGGTTAAAATGGCAGCTCCTAAAAAACAAACATTAACTCCAGTTGAAAACGAAACATCAAAATTTACAAATTTAGTTAGATCATTTCTTGGTCAAGGTACTGCATTAGGTTTTGGTGATGAGATAGAGGCTTATGTAAGATCCAAAATAGATGACTCAAAAAGTTATGACGAACTTTTAACAGAAATAAGAGCAGATATAGATAAATTTAAAGAAGAAAATCCAGCATTAGCTTATGGATCTGAAATAGCTGGTTCTTTAATACCTGGAATAGGTGTTGCTGGTGCTGCTGCAAAA